CCAAAAATAAATATTATGGGTGCATCACAATATGGTTCGTTCAAATTTTTATTACCAGAGTTATCTCAAATAATTTTTTCACCTGGTCCTTTAATTATGAAATTAAGGCAAGGATTAAAAGATTATAGATCTAATGATTATTTATTGCTTACTGGCGATCCTGCTATAATAGGCGTTGCATGTTCTATTGCGTCTGATATTACCAATGGAAAATACAATGTATTAAAGTGGGACAAACAAGAAAGAAGATACTATCCAATAACAATAAACTTATATGAAAGAGGAGAAATAAATGAGTGATAACTTACAAAAGATGTTCATAGAGGATGCCCCTCAAGATGTGGACAATTTAAAAGGTGTAGAGAATTTATCTACTCTTGTCTTGGAATTACAAAAACTTGAAGATGAGATTAAAGATAAAGAGAGTCAATTAAAATCTACAAAAGAAAAAGCAGATAAACTTTCACAAGTTGCTATCCCTGAAATAATGGAAGCTTTAAAAATGAAAACTATGAAGTTAGCTGATGGGTCTGCAATTGAAATTAAAGAAATATATAGCGCAACTATTCCTGTTGATAAAAAGGAAGGCGCTTATAACTGGCTTCGAGAAAACGGCTTAGGTGATCTTATTAAAAATGAGATTACCGTTTCCTTTGGTCGTGGCGAAGACAACAAGGCGAGCGAATACGCTAACCTTGCAAAAGGGAATGGGTTCGAGCCAACTCAAAAGTTGAAAGTCGAACCTATGACCCTTAAAGCATTGTTTAGAGAGCGTTCTGAAAATAAAGAAGAGCTGCCATCTGAACATTTTAATCTGTTTAAGGGAAACAAAACAAAAATAACAAGGAGTAAATAACATGAGCGAAGAAGCAAGAAACGTGACAAAAAAACAAGGTGGTGCATTAGCAACTTTGGACTTTGTTGCAGACTCAGGAATGGGTTTGGAAAACATTGACAAGAGTGATCTAGCATTACCTTTTCTGAAATTACTGCAAAGTATGTCAGATGAAACAAAGAAAAAACATGCTAAGTATGTCGAAGGGGCAGAAGCTGGTATGTTTTACAATACAGTTACAAAAAAACTGTATGATGGAGAGAAGGGAATAGAGGTTATTCCTGTGTTCTACAAAATGACTTACCCTGAATGGGCACCTTTTGAAAGAAAAGAAGGTAGACCAATCAGCAATGATAGGGGTCCAAGTGTTATGGCAGAAACAACTCAAAACGATAGAAACAAGGATATGCTAAAAAATGGTAACGAGATTATCAAAACGGCAAATCACTTTGTTATTATCAATGGTGAAAGACCTGAGAAAGCTTTAATGACGATGAAGTCTACTCAGTTAAAAGTTAGTAGAGGATGGAATTCATTGATGGAAGATCAATTTGAAATCGATCCAAAAACTAACAAGTCTGTACCAGCACCAGTGTTTTCAAGAGTTTATAAATTAAACTCTGTTGAGAACTCAGGTAGCTTTACTTGGCATGGTTATAATATATCTATGTTAAGAAAAGTAGATAATGCTGGACTATACCAAATGGCCCGTGATTTTCATAACTCTTTAAAAAAAGCTCAACATAAAGTTGAGACTCAAGGGGAAGATAAATCAAATTACTAGTTTCTCGTGAGAGGAATGTGGGCGGTCATAGGGAGACTGAAGCCGCCCATAAAAAGGGATCATTATGGTTGAAGAGTTTATAAAATTATTTACTGGTTATAGTGGAGATTTTGGTATTGCCGATATGTCCAGTGCAAAGCTGGACTCTGAAAGAAACAAATTAAAACCAGATTATGAATGGTCAGGCAGACCAGTCACAGAGGAAGACTACAAAAATCATATAGCAGGAAAAATATCAATAGGTATACAGCCTTGTACTATTGATGGTAAGGCAAGGTTTGGATGTATTGATATTGATCCAAAGAACTACAAAGGGTTTAAGATAGAGAACTATCTAGCTTTATTCGAACAATATAAATTACCTCTAATACCTATGCTTTCAAAAAGTGGTGGATTGCATTGTTATATATTCATGGAGGAGTTTATTCCTACATCAGATTTAATAGAAGCATTAAAATCATTTTTATTACCACTTGGATTAAAACCTACCACAGAAATTTTTCCAAAACAGAAAGAGCTAAAAGAAGACGATAAGGGAAATATTAAACCAGGTAATTTTATAAACCTACCTTATTACAATAACGGACAAACACATCGATATGCTGTAGATAAGAATAATTCTAAACTATCTTTGGATCAGTTTATAAAACTAGCAAACGAATTAAAAACAACAAGAGATAAATTAAATAGCTTAGTAGAAGACACACACAAAAACATATTATTAGGAACTGACTCAGAGTTTTCTGATGGTCCACCTTGTTTAGCTTTATGCTCTAAAACAAAATTAGATGATGGTAGGGATAGATTTATGTACAACTACATGGTTTTTGCAAAAAAGAAATACAAGGACAAGTGGCAAGATTTTGTATCAAAAGCAAACTATGCTTACTTAGAATATCCTTGGGATAAATCTAAATTAGATCAAAAATTAAAAGCTTGGGATAAAGAAACAGCAGGACATACTTGTTATGAAGAACCTATTAAGGACAAGTGTATGCGTAGTCTTTGTTATTCAAAACCTTTTGGTGTTAAGTCTGATAGTATAAATGTTTTTCCAGATATAACTGATTTTCAAATTATAAGATATGAACAACCAGAGTATAGATTTAATGTGGTTATGCCTAATGACGATAAGATAGAGGTTATCATACCTAATCTTAAATTAATGACAACACAGAAAGAAGTATTAAATTTAATATGGGAACAGACAGGTATATATTTTGAGCCTATTAAACAGAAAGATTGGAGAGCAAAATTAAATGAGTGGAGAAAAAATTGTCAGAATATTACACCACCAGAAGGTACAAGTACAGATGATATTTTAGCTAATGAGTTATTTCAATATTGTGTTAATGGTCCACAAGCTAAAGAAAGAATACAAATTAGATTAGGTTCTTGTCTTACTGAAGATGGTTTTCACTTTTTTAAATACCAATCGTTTCTTACACATCTTGGTAATGATTGGAAAATATCAAAAGAAAAGATAGGTCAGAAACTAAAAGAAAGATTTAAAGTAGAATTTAATTACTCACTCAAAGTAGATGGTAAGGTTGAGAAAGTTTGTAAACTAAAACAATTACACATTGATAAGATAGAATATAAACCAGTAGAAAGAAAAGGATCTAATTACTAATGAGATATAAAGTTATAGGACCACCAGGTACGGGTAAGACTAAAACATTATTAGATAAAGTAAAACTTTATTTAGATACAGGCATACCATTAGATAGAATAGGATATTTTGCATTTACAAGAAAAGCATCTGAAGAAGCAAGGGATAGGTTTTTAGAACAAAGACCAAACTTTGATAAAAAAGATATAAAATATTTTAGAACACTACACTCATTAGCATTTAATAATTTAGGTTTAAAAGAAGAAAATGTTATGAACGAACTTCATTACAAAACTATAGGTGAAACTTGTGGCATACAAATTCAATATGCTTCTTATGAAAAAGATACATGGAACGGTATCTTCTCATCAAGCAGTGAGTATTTAAATTTAATAAATTTAGCTAGAGTAAGACAAATAAAAACATTAGAACAGTTAGACCTTAACGAACACCTTGGTAAAGTAGAAAGAAATAAACTAGAGGCAATCGATACTGAAATACAAAACTATAAAAAGACTTACGGTCTTATTGATTTTACAGACATGTTAGAAAAGTTTTTAGAGAAAGGAAGTATACAAAATAAACTAGATGTAATCTTTGTTGATGAAGCACAAGATTTATCTAAAATACAATGGTCTATGATTGAGAAAATAGAAAGAGAAAACGGTTGTGATATATGGATAGCGGGGGATGATGACCAAGCCATATTTGGTTGGGCTGGAGCTGACGTAGATTCTTTTATAGATTGGGATGCAACAGAGATGCCATTGAAACAATCAGAAAGAGTTCCAAGTCAAATACAACAAAAAGCTTTGTCCATAATATCTAGAGTTGTAGATAATAGATTAGAAAAAGATTACCTACCAAAAAAAGAAACAGGTGAGATATTTGAGGTATATAAATTTACTGACATAGATATGTCCAAAGGATCTTGGTTAGTTTTAGCGAGAACAAATCCATTACTCAAACCTATACCAAAAATATTAAAACAAAAAGGTTTATTTTTTAAAACTGTAGACGGAAATAGTATAGCAAA